TCTCAGTGCGGGGTCAATCATGACCCTTGCATTGACATCAACATTGACAGACATGACCTATCACGACTGTCATGTAAACAATATTCAACTCGCCTGTGAGGAATTATCCAAATGAACCAAGAACACCTAAACCGCTTAGACTTCACTAATGAAGCTTTGACTAAATGGCTTGATGATTGTCCTTATGACATATGGCACTTTCGCCAGAACTGGGACAAACATGAATACACCAAAGATGATCCAATGGGTCTTAATGGCACAAAAAGAACCTACAAAGCTGTAGATATTAGTATTCAAATTCCAGAGGAAATTTGTCCAATAAATCTAAGACACTGGTACAAAAGTAGTGAAGCTTTAGAAAAACTAGAGAAAGACTACCAAGAAACTTATAAGCTTCAAAAAGAGGCTTACAAAGCTTGGACAACAGAAAAAGATCCACTTGTCGCAAGAAAAGCTGAACAGTCATGGAATAAATATACAGAGCAGCTTCAATACTTAAATAAGCAATTAGAAAAAGCAGAGGAAATCAAATGATTGAGTTACCAAAGCCAGAAACCAAACAAGAGGCATTGTTTCAAGGGTTTGTCTTACTTTTTCAAAGTGGCCAATTTCCGCAGATTGCAAAGCCAAATCAAAGAGAGCAGCTTATCAAAATGATTCAAATTATTTTGGAAGATCCAGAAATTACTGTTGAAATAGCTCAAGCTTGTTGTGACAGAGCAGTAAATGTTTTGAATTTAGAAAACCAACTGCACAAAAAAAATACCCCCAAAGACCACCCCTGACCTTTGGGAGTATTCAACTTTCACCTAAGCGTCAACACCAAGACGCAATCTTATCATAGCTTATGAAACCAGACGATTTTACTAAAACACTTGAAATGGCCATTTTACATGGTGGCCACTTCTACAGAAAACTCGCTGAAGCTGGTCTTGCTGCTGATCCTATCAACAAGGCCAAAATCTTCAGAACCTTTCCAGACTTAGTTCTCAAGTATGGCCCTGAGAGTCCATTCTTCATTGAAGCTTATGGCAAAAGAAACTTTCTCAAGGTGGTCAAATGACTGAGTTTTTACAAGGTCATGATGTTCCTGAGTCAATTTACAGAGCTAGTCCTGAGTGGGCAGCTAGTGATTTGAAATATGGCATCACTAATGGTCTGGAAGCTTTATACCAGAGAAAATTTGGTAAAGACAATCCACCTAAAACTACCACCCCAGCTATGAAGTTTGGTTCAATGGTTCATAAATTTATTCTTGAACATTCTGACTTCGATAAGTGTTATGGTCTTTTAGATGATAAAAGATCAAAATACGGAAAAGCAAAAGCTCTTGTTATGCAAGAGAAAGGGATAGAAACTTTTACATCAGCAGAATCAGATTTACTCATAGGTATTGAACAATCCTTATATAAAAATGATTTTGCTGGTTCAGTTCTAAATAATTCCTCTGGTAAGGCAGAACAGTCTTACTGGTGGACTCACCCAACAACAGGCTTGCCATGCAAGTGCCGTTGTGATCTTGTGATTGATGACATGGTTATTGATCTCAAAACTTGTGGCGAGGGTCTTGCAAGCCCTGACAGGTTCATGAAAACAGTAGTCAATCTGAACTACCACATGGCCGCAGCCCATTACTTGCAAGGGACTGGAGCTAAACGCTTCATATTCATTGCAGTAGAAAAAGTGTTTCCCTACTCAGTGGGAATTTATCAACTTTCACAATCTTTTATTGACAAAGGCTATGAACTCCAAGAGCAGACACTTCAAGAAATACTTGAAGCAACTACAACAAAACAATGGCGAGGCTACACAGAGGCCTGTCCAGACGGAATCCAAACACTCACCCCACCCAAATGGATTTAATGT